ACTTCCCGTACGTCAGCAGGGTGTCGGCGTCGTATTCCTCATACGTCGCCGGCAGACTGAGGGTCTGCCGGATCAAGGCGATTTCGGAGGCCAGCTGCACATACATGTCCGAGGAACCGAGCCGTTTCACCATGGCCGCCAGGTTGGCGATGTCTGAGGACAGGGAAGACAGCTTGGGCGTAGCCGCATCGATCCAGGACACATTGCCCTTTACGGTCTGCCACACGTCGAACAGGCGCATGAGCTGGGCATTCTCGGCCAGCTCGATCGAGACGATGCCGGACGTGCCGAGCAGCACATAGGCGATGGTAAGATAACCGGTCGGGGCATCCGGCTTTTGCGGACTGGCGGATTCCAGGCCCTTGGTGACCTGGGTCGCCACCTCCCGTATCGTCGTCATATAGACGCTTTTGGGCTCGGTCGTATTGGCGCTTAGGTCGACCAGAAAGTCGCGCGGCTCCTGGTCGGTATCCGTCTCCTGGCCGATGACCGCGATGTTGAGGTAGCGTTCGTCCGAGACCGGCAGATACGAAAACAGGCTGACGTCCTCGGCTTCGGATTTGGCGTACCGTTTGCCGGTGCCGCCGTCCCAGAGCCGGCCGGCGGCCACGGTGATTTCCGTGGCGGATTTCATGCTCACGCCCAAGCCGACGAACATCTTCTCCGTAGTAATGGCATCCGTGACGATATGCGCCATGGCCGTATCGGCATACCCCTGGATGTTGTTGACATCGATGGCCTGCAATTCCTGCCGATCCCGGGCGATCATAAGGGTTTCCATAACGTCTCCTAAAAGGCTTCGAGTTGATATGCACCACAGACCAGAGCGGCGCCGCACGTCAGCGACTCGCTGGCCTGAATGCAGTGACGGTTGGTGACGGCAACAAGGACGCGGTCGGAAAGCCTCATGGCCATGCGGCCGATGCGGCACATGCGATCGATCCAGGCCTGGGCGTCCAGATCGCAGGTGTACCGGTTGCCCAAATGCTGCCCGCAGAACATGGCTCGGGGCGGTGCGGCGCGCAGCATGTCGACTGCCGCCTCGGCGTAATGCGGGCGCAACGCCCCGAGCTTGAATGCACCGAGGAAGGTGGACGTCCCGCGCCGGTCGAATTGCGCCCGGCTGGGGTCATAGAGTTTGGTCTTGCGGTAAATCCGATCGCCGGCAGTGGACGGGACGAGGAAATTCCCCTCCAGAAAGCAGGCTGCCCGCTCGGGGTAGGCATCCGGCCAGCGGTGGCCCAGGAAAATCCGTTTACCGCGCGAACCGGGGCTTGCCACAGCATCACTGCCGATTGTGACCGGCGTCAGCGACGGACGCACGGACAAGGCGGCCCTCCGTTCGACAGCGTCTTCATAGCCCGCCTTCATGTCCAGGACATACATGCGCTCCGATGCGCCCGTATCGCAGGTGTGACAGGCCCCGAGGAATCTCCCGCAAAACATGCTCCGCTGCCCGGCATCCCCGGGCAAACGGACGGTCACGCGCTCGGTGGCCGTCTTGGCGATCACGTCGCGGCTGGTGACGAGGCTATCCAGCTTGGTCTCGGTGCCGGCCACCGGATCGTAGAGCGTGACCTGGTCGCCGATGCGCAGGATGGCGTCCGAGGTCGCGGGGTACATGGCGCCGAGATGATCACCGAAAAACGCGCCCTGCCTCGTGCCGGCATGGCGGTAGGGATAGACCCGCAGCTCCGGGAAATCGGCCTCCCAGGCGGCCCGCTCGGCATCGGTCAGGCTCGCGCCGCAGAAAGATTTCGTCGGCGGCGAGCAGGCGAGCAGATCCCTGCCCAGAAAGGTCCGCAGATACAGGGCCAGACCATATTTCGTGCCCTTGAACCTGTGGAAATCATACATCCGCTTGATCAGATCGATCTTTTGCGCGCGGGTGCTGACATATTCCCATCCATCTACATGGTAGGCCCAGGCCAGATGTTCCAGAACCGCGTCCAGGCGGGTATCGACCGGCGTCGAAAGGAGGCCGTCCAGATCCAGGGCGTCGAAGCGGTCGCACAGGCCGGCAATGGCCTGGCTTACGGCATCGTTGATGCCCGGCGGGATGAGGCGCGCGTCAGCCACTGACCACCCCCGTGAGCGAAACGGCAATGGCCGTGCAATGCGCCCACTCGGCCTCCCCCAGGACGAGCAAGCCCGGACTCGTGACCGACACGTCATGCACGCCGGTCACGGCGGCGGCGGAGATAACCTGCGCCGGCACGATGTCCCGGCCGAGCCGGGCCGCCCGGCCGGCGGCATACGTCGTCAAGGCCGTCTTGGCGGCGGCCACGACCGTGGCGGCGTCGTAGCCGTCCTCGACGGCAATCCCAACCTCGATCGCGTAATCGCGCGCGACCGGCGGCACCACCTGCACCAGGTCGGTGAGCGGCCGCACCGTGTCGGCCGCCAGGGTGGTGGCCACCAGGGCGATCACCTCGCTCGACGGCAGACCGTCGGCCATGAGCGGATGCACCTGCACCACGCCGGCCGAGGGCGAGACCACGGCTACGTCCGCGATGCCCTGGTGAGCCGACAGCGCCCAAAAACGATAGGCCCCAACCGGGCCGCAGGTCGAAAACGCCTCGGTGGCGAGCTGGGTGCGGGTGCGGAGCCGGTCGTCGTCCTCGGCGGCCAGGCCGCCATAGCTGGTGGTGGTATTGGCCACGGCGTCCACGTCGACACTGTCCACCAGGTTGGTGATCTCGCCCGGCAAATAGCCGTTGGCTCCGGTGCCGGCCGTGGCGGCCAGGCCCGTGGCGGTCACAGCCAAATCCCCGGCGGCCAACGTCACCTGGGCCGTTGTTGCAAACGCAAACTTGCCGTCCTTGGTCTCCACTCGGGTGCCAGCCGGGATGGCCACGGCAGCCGATCGGGCCGTGGTGACCGAAAATTGCAGCGTGGTGCGGGCCGACTGGGCGGCCAGCCGTACAACATTATAGAATGCGGCCAGGTGATCCAGGTTCGTACACGTGGCATAAGCGAGGAGATTTTGCTTGGCGGCGGCCTGGATGCCGATGCGCAGGAGCATCTCGCGGTAGGCCACCATGTCGATCTCGACGCGCTCGGGCTGGGCCGGATAGAGCGTCTTGCCGGACATGGTCTCGAACTGCGCCACCATGTCATTGGTCACGGTGGCCGCATCGCGGTCGATGAATGACGGCTCGGGCAGACTACTGAGGTCGAGTAAGGACATAGCTTACCTCCGTGGTCTGGCCGGTGCCGCCGAGCGTGGCGGACCAGTGGATGGTCAGCGACACGTGCGCGACGTCGTAGGTGGTGGTGATATTGGTGACCGTGGCCCGGGGCTCCCATTGGGCGATGGCGTCGGTGCATTCGCGCACGATGTTGGGCAGGGCCTGGTTTGTCGGATGGTCCAAATACTTCCAGGCGTCGCAACCGAACTCCGGCCGGTGCTCCACTGCGCCTTTGGGCGTGCCGCAGATGATGCGGATGCACTGGGCGATGTCGTCGAGCTTTTCGACGATCGCCCCGAACCCGCCGATCTGGCGCGACCAGTCGACGGAACGTATCTGGGTGACGTCGATGCTCATGCATCCTCCACGGGCGGGATCGTTGCCGGTGCATACGGGCGCGTCGCCCCGGGCGGCGACCAGTAGACAATCCCTTGCCTCGCCCGTATGTTTACACTGGACCGGAAATCAATATCGACTGCACCGTGCAGGACGATTGTCGTCGCTCCCTGTACCTCAAGAATACCGTCTTGGCCGAGCGTAATGCGGGCCTGTCCCGGTAGCGTCACGGTCGCCCGATGGGTCGATGCGTCGTATTCAATCACACCGCCATCCTTGAACACCGTGTGCCGTTTGTCCTGGGACGCAACCGGCGTGGGATCGGCCGCCGAATAGATGCCGCCCAGGACCACCCCTTCCTCATTGTGCTCGTCGACCAGGCAGGCCACCTGCTCGCCGACCTCGGGCATGTGGTAGTCGCGCGTGCCGTAGGCTTGCCGCTGGGGCACGGCCAGCCAGTAGGATTCGATGTCCTCGTTATCCTGGTAGCGGACCCGCACCCGGCAGGTGGACGGATCGGTCCGGGTCACGACGCCGAATTTAAGCATCGTCATCCCCCTCGCTGTCCTCATAGCCCTTTTTGACCGTGATCTCGGTCACGTAGCCCTGGCCGGGCTCGATGGTGTGGCGGGATTCGTCGATCAGGTAGGTGCCGTCGAAATGGCCGAACCCAGACAAGGCGACCGTGTTGCCGGCCACCAGCCGGGTGTTGCCCTCGGTGCTGATGGTGCCCTCGTATTTGCCGTCGTTGGCCTGCTCCAGGGCGGCTTCGGACTGGAGTTTGGCTTGCTGGACAGACTCACAACGGCGGGTGATCTTGCAGGTATCGCCGGACGCTACGCCCTTGGCCTTGGCCGTGTGGGTCAGGCACCGCTTGGTCTTGGGGTCATTGTAGGCGCAGGTAGCGTCCTTGTAGACGGACAGGGACTTGTCCCGCAGACTGTAGCGCACCACGTCGCCCACGCGATGGAGCGTCAACACGGCCGAGGCCGACCGCAGCGTGGAGTATTTAGAAAAGACGAGCTGCGATCCTTTGACCGAAAATACGTAGCCGTAGTTGCCGGCCAGGCGCTTCAAAAACGCTAAATCTCCTTCCTGGTGCTGGGTGATGCGTTTCATCCGCACATCGGCGATCTCGCCCACCACCGTAAACTTGTGCCGCCGGGCCACGCTCGTGGCGATCTCGCGCAGGGTGGTACCCTCGTAGGCCGCCGACCGCTTGGTGCGCTGGGCCTCCTTGATGCCGCTGGCGAGCGCCCGGATGTGCATGACGGCCTCGGGGCCGGAGATCTCGATCTCCTCGATCTCGAAGCTGCCGCAGGGCAGGAGCTGCTCGCCGGCATAGCCCATAGCCACCACCACCGCGTCGCCCTGGCTCGGGTACCAGGTTGTCCGCCATACGCCGGTCGAATCCTCCAGGGACAGCTCCACCTCGTCGGACGCGCCATGGGCGTGATCCGTGTAGGTGACCGATTTGACGTAGGACATGATCTCGGACGTCACGTCCTTGCCGGCGATGGCCACCGTCCACTGCGGGGCGCGGACCGGGACTAGCGCTTCCATGGCGGCAGATCCTCGGTAAGCGTGTCAGGGGCAGCGATCACGGGGATGAGGAGCCGGATACCGCTTGCAAGCACCGGGGCGCGCGAAATGGTGGGATTAGCGGCCATGATGCGCTCGTAGCCCATGGGGTCGTGGTAATAGCGCCAGGCGAGATGGTCCCAGCGCTCGCCCTCGGAGGTGACGTGGGCCAGGTAGGTGGTGCTCATGAGCGCACGCTCCCGGTCGGCGTCTGGCCATTTTGGGCCACGGCCTCGCCGGACGTTTGGGCGGGTTGGCCAACCCATTCCTTGAGCGCCATTTTGGCTTCCAGGAGGATGGTGTTGCCCCAGGGGTCGGTGTGACGCAGGGTTTCGACCAGTTCGGTCATGACGTAGCGACCGCGATAAAATCCGTTGGCCAGCACCAAGGCCATGGCCTTGTGCCATGTGAGCCGCCAGCGCAGTTGGCCCATGCCGTAATCGGGATCGCCCAGGCTGGCATGGAGCCGGATCGACAGATCCAGGAGTTCGAGGCCGTCCCCAACCCATTGCACTTTGGGTTTGCCTTCGATGACCGCATGTGATGCGAAGTGCGCCGACCTGGTCGAGGCGAAGTCGGTCCACCCGGAAACGACCTCGAACGAGATGTCGCCCAGGCTGGCGTAGATGCCCATCAGTATTGCCTCCGGGCGTTGCGGGCCATCACCTGCTCGATGAGCTTGACCAGCTCATGCTCGTGTTTTTTGAGCGCGGCCATGATGTCATCCTTGGCCGTGCCCGAGCCCCCTTGGACGGTGATCTGAGGGGCGAAGTGGATGGTGACTGGAGCAGCCGCGCCCGATTGGGCGGCAGCCGACGGGGCCAGGCGTGGCGCGGGTTTGGGTGCTGGCGGCAGCGGCAGGGAGAGCGGCGGTAGCGTGGGCATGGCCGCCGGAGCCGACATGGCAGGTGTGGCCGACAGCTTGGCGAGGGCCGGGAGCATAAGCGCCGGTTGTGAGAGCCCCGTGCCATGGCTTGCCATGGCCGGCGGCGTGGCCGTCGCCAGAGCCATGGCCGGATTGGTCAGGGGGGCCAGGGCCAGCATGCCGGCGGCGGCCGCCGCGCCCATGGCCTTGACGAGCGGCTCCGGATGCACGGCCGACGCGATGGTCTCGATGATCCTGACGCGATGCAGATCGCGGAGGGGACCTTCCTTGGCCGGCGAGAAGGGCCAAAAGGCACGGCATTTAGCGGCAATCTCTTTCATGCCTCCATAGAGCTTGCCTGCTGCCGCCTTCATACCGGCCCAAAGCATGTCTATGAACGAGCCTCCAGCTTTGTACATATCATAGGCGGCCTTTGCAAAAGAGGCGACTATTCGTGCTGGTAATGTAATAAACTTAAAAAATATGGAGTAAGCCTGAATAAATTTTGTTGCTATCCATCCAATAATACGGCCAACGGTAACACCCCACCGGCCTGTCTTCCTTGTTGATGCATCAAGAGGACCAAGCAATTTTTTAAACCAATCCCAAACCGGTTTGAGTTTGTTGCCAATCCAACCCAACGCATTGCCAAGTTGTCGAAGGGCTGGCATGACTGGTCGTAATCCTGCCAAAAAGCCATACCAGAGGCCCCGGAAGAATGCCTTCACCGGCGACCAATTGGTTATTATCCAGGTAGCTGCCGCCGCAATGGCCCCGACGATAAGTACAAGCGGCCACGATATTGCAGCAACGACACCGAGTGCCCCGCCGACCGCTGCCAGACCGGCCACCACTGCGCCGGCCACGATGCCCAGGCCGCCGAGCGCCACCAGCAGCACGCCGGCCGCTGCCGCGCCCAGGCCGAGCCACTTGACCAGCTCCTTGTGCTTGGCCACCCACTCCATGAGCGGGCCGCCCACCCAGTCGTTGGCCGCACGGATAAGCGGATAGAGCGACGTGACCATGGGTTCCCCCACGGCCGCCCAGAAGTTGGTGATGGTGCCGGTCAGCGCCTCCCAGGTATTTTTGGCGGATTTGGTAATGGCGTCGATGCGTTGCATGATGTCGGCTTGGTGCTCCATGCGCCCCATATAGTCATGCAGGCCCGCTACCCCGGCCTGGGACAGCATGGAGGCGACGCGGCCGCCCTCCATGCCGAAAATCTTGTTCATGACATTGAGCTTCTGCTGGTCGGAGAGCACCTTGAGCTTTTCCAACTCGCCGACCATCTTTTCCAACCCGACGAAGTTCCCGGTTTGATCGAAAAACTGGAGCCGGATGCCAGCTTGCGCCAGATCGCTGTTGACCTCCTTCATGATTTTGGAATTGCGGCCGAGCTTCGCCTCCATCATTCCGATATTGTTGAGCATACTGGAAAAGTTTGTGCCGAACACCGAGCCTTCCATGCCCTTTTGCCGGGCGATGCCCTGCATGGCGAGGAAGGCCTTGGTGTTGGCGATGCCGGTCAACTTGAGGTTATTTAACGTCGATCCCGCATACTGCGCCGCGTACTTGATTTCCTCGGGGTCCAGGCCGAAGGCGAATTTCGCCCGTTGGGTCAGGTCGGCCATCTTGACCAACTCATTTTCCGTGAGTCCGAACGCCTCGCGGAACTTGGCCACCATCTCGGCCGCGCCGGCCTGGGGCAACTTGAGGATGACGCCGAGGTAGGAGGCCGCCTTGAGGCCGCCGCCCACGACGGTGTCCAGGGCCGTGCCGTTTTCGATGAGTGCCCGGGCGCTATTCACAAAATCGCTCGTGGTGCCGGGCAGCAGGTTGCCCAAGACGACGGCCTGCTTGTTGATCTCGGCGAACTGCGGCGGGACCTGCCCCAGGTTGTCCATCATGGCCACGCGCAGATCCGTGGATGCCTCGTTGAGATCCGCGAAGGCCTTGACCGGCGTCTCCAGGGCGGTGAGGATGCCGCGCCCCATGAGCGTCGCCTTGGTGCCCATTTCGGTCATGGTGGCAGAGACGGCCTTGATCTTTTGCTGGAGCCGAGCAAATCCCTGCGTGGCCTTTTCGGCCGCGCCGGTCAGGACGCCGCTCATCTTGTCGATGGCGGTCAGCACGATCCCGATCTGCAACAGGTTGTCCACGCTCGCTCCGGCCAAAGGGGCGGCTCTGCGCCGCCCCAGCTATTCCGTCTTGTTCATGTCGTTGTGATACTCGACCGCTTGCCGGCACCACCGGGCCAGTTCGGCCGCGTCCATGTCCATCAGCTCGCGGTGGCTCCAGCCGGTGACGGCTGCGAGGTGGATGACGGCGCGGTCGGAGACGGCAAAAAATCGCCGCCGGCCACGCTGCCGAGCCTGCCGGTCAGCACCATGACGTCGGCCAGGGGCATATCCAGGACGTCCTCCAGGACTTTTTTCTGACCGTCGAAAGTGCAGAGGCTGGCGATCAGGCCGTACATGATCTGGTGCGTATCCGTGCCGGCGGCGCGCTGGGCGGCCAGCAGGTCGCGGCCCTTGCCCGGCCGCATGGAGACGAACACGCCCGAGGGCAGTTTGATCGGGATGGGGCTGGCGAGCACCTCGTTCAAAAGTTGCTCGGGGGATTTGTTGACGTCCTCCAGAAGGAAGTCGTCGGCCGGGACCGGGCTCGGCGTCGGCGCGACGGTGGCATCGGTCACAGTGCTCGCGGTGACCTGGCTGTCGGCCGGGGCGGCCTGTTCGGTGACGGTCTGTTCGGCATTCGGTTCCATGGATCACTCCTTTGCCGCCGAGGGGGTCCGGGGGGAATCATTCCCCCCGGCCGCCGGAGGCATCTTTTCGTTTCTTGCTTACGCGCCGATGTTGGCCCGGTAGGTGGCCAGCAGATCGACGCCGGAAACCTTGAGGATGTTGGACAGGACATCGACCTCATAGAGTTCGGTGCCGTCGGACACGCACTTGACGTAGGTGACATTGAACTTGCTCGGGAATTCAGCCGGGGTCAGCATCTTGTAGTCCCCGAAGGAAATCTCCTTGAACAGTCCCTTCAGGTGCACCACCAGGGCCGTCTCGGCGATGAGGCCCGAATCGTCCCAGGTCTGGAGCGAGCCGCGCACCTGCAAGGCCACGGCCGTGAACGGATCGGCGATGACAGGCAGCACCTCGGGATAAAAGGATGCCCATTTGAAGTCGGCCTCCATCTTGTCGAGGCCGGCGAACAAATCGACCTTGCCGACCATGCCCAGCGCCTTGTGCTCGGCCATGACGTACTTGACGGCCGGCACCTTGGCTTCTTCACAGCGCCCCAGCATGGACGAGCCATTCATGTAGACGTTGCAGTTCACGAGTCTGTTGACTTGAATCAGGCTGCTCATGGCCACTCCTTACGAGCTGGACGTGCTGCTGCTGACGGTGTTGGCCGTGGCGTTCAGCTCGGTCAGGTAATTGATGTTGACGCGGGACTCGAAGGTGATGCGCTCGGCCGGCGGGGGCGGCATGAAGTCATACGAGAACACGATGTGTCCGGCGGCCAGTTCCGTGGCCTCGTTTTTCGACTTGTCGTACCAGCACTTGCCGTCGATGATCGCCCCGCGCGCCACCAGCGTCCGCATGAAGGAACAGACGCTTTCCGTCACGGCGTCGATGAAGGCCTTGTTGATGGGGCGGTCGATGAATTGCAGCATGCTGTATTCGATCGAATCGGCAATGACATCCGCCACGCGTCGAATGTTCACGAACTGTTTGGGGCCGGTGGTGGTCGGCCAGGCGGCGGAGCGGTTGCCCCAGGTGCGCAACCCGGTGGCATAGGCGTTGAAGATGGTGGTGATGCCCTGCTCGTTGAGAGAGTTGACCTCGCTACTCGGGTCGGAGATCCCGGCCGTGAGCGCGATCTCCATGCCGGTGATGCCGGCGATCTCGGTGTTGGAGGGGCTCCACCAGTAGCCCTTGTCCAGATCCTTGGCGGCCAAAACGCCAGCCAGGAAGGGCGAATAGGGCTGTAAGGTGGTGGTGTCGGTGGCCTCATCGTAGACCTTGACGTGGGGGTAGCAGAGCACGCAGCGCGGGCTCGACGTGTCGAAGTTGATGGACCCGCTCGATCCCCGGCCGGCCAGGGCCTGCTGGAAGGTGGTGCCGGCGGGCGCGTCCACCATGGCGATGGCCCGAAACGTCTCGGCCAGACTCACCAACGCCGTGGTCACGGCGGTCAGCGGCGAATAACCCGGGGCGATCAAGGTTTTGGGCCAGTAGCCGAACTGGTTGAAACAGTCCTTGAACGCCTGCGCGCCCTGCCGTTCGCCGGCTGCGTTGGTCCAACCGATGATTTCCGACGGCAAGACCTTGCTGGGGTCGGCGTAGGTGAACGAGACCTTGACCGAGGCCCCGGCGGCGATGCTGCCGGTGGCCAGACGCGTGACCACTCCCTCGATCGGCTCCACGGTGTAGTCGGTGCCTTTGACGTAGGTGGTGGTGCCGTCCTTGGATTTGACCACCACGTTGGAGACGCCCGGCTTGCCCAGCAGCAACGCGTTGTCGTCGGCGAACAGGGCGTCGCCGAGCGGCCAATCGGACGTGTGCGTGTTGGTGTAGGCGTAGGAAATGGACACCGTGGCCTGGGCCGGGATGGCTCCAGTAGCCAGCCGGGTGACGATGCCGGTGGCGTTGTCCACCGTGTAGTCCGTCCCGGACACGTAGGTATGTGTCTTGTCGGCGTGTTGGACGATCACGCCGGAGATGGCCGTCCGCTCCAGGTCGATCGCGCCGGCCGCCGAAAACGTCCAGTTGGCGGCGGCAACGTCGATGACGCGTTCGCCACCCGCCGGATCGAAGACGTTGATGACCAGCACCGCCCCGGCTCCGGAGCTGTTGGACTGCTGGGCGAAAATGGCGCTTAACGCCTGGGGGATGGTGTAGCCGTCCCGGGCCGTGCCGAAATACTTGGCTGCGGCCGTATCATTGAGAACCAGAACCGGCTTGTTGACCGTCTTGTAGGCGTCGCCGCACTCGAAAATGGGCGCGGTGCCAATAAGGCCGATGATGGCGGTCTTGACCAGGCTGATCGAGACGGCTCCATCGTCGATTTCGGTGGTCTCGACGCCGTGCAGGTAGGAAACAGCCATGGGTTACGCCCCCGTCTTGGTTTCGCTGCCGGTCGAGGTAGTGGCCTGGGTTGTGGACGTCGCGGTGGTCGACGCCGTGGCGGTTCCCTCGGTGGCCGTCTTGGCCGTGGCGGCCGTCTGGCTGGCGGCCGTAGCGGTCACAGCGCTCGCGGTGACCTGGCTGTCGACCGGGACCAAATACTTCCGGGCCACGAGGCTTTTGACGTAGTCGTTGTCCTCGGGCAGCGTCACTTCGATCCCGCGCACGAGCTGCACGTTGCGGCCCTTGGGATGGTCGGCGTCGGCAGCCAAAGTGACGGCGGACAGCGGCCCGAAATACTTGTATTTTTTGTCAGCCATGTTCATTTCTCCACGGTGATGGGCGCATCCCCGTCGAGGCCGCCCATGACCGTCAGTTTGGCAGCGGCCAGGGCGGCCGCCACGTCGTCCGGAAATTGGGCCTGGGACACCCAGGGCACGTCCGCCGCATACACGGCCAGGTAGGTCCAGACGCCATTGCTGACGTCCTCGAATTGTTCGCGGGCCGGGTAGAACCGCGCCCCGCGTATGGCCTGGCCGGACAGGGCCGTGCGGATGGTTTCCAGCACGGCGTAGGCCCCGGTGTGGTCGCGCAGGCTGCGGACCTTGACCACGAGCTGGTATTCGAGGCGGCGGCGTTGCTCGGTGCCGGCCAGGACGAAGGGGTCGGGCATGCGGCTGCCGGAATAGCCAATGAGCACCGCGCCATGGGGGTGCGTCAGCCGATACGTCTCCGGTTTGTCAGGGAAGGGCTCGACCTTGAGCTCGGGCAGCGCCGTGGCCAGCAGGGCCACCATGTCGCGTTCAATTTCCGCGATCATTTAAAACCGCTCCAGGGTGTCGTCGCCGAACTCGCGGCGGCGGTGGTTGACCCGGATGCCCGTGGCATGGGGCGCGGCCTCGGGTTGGCCGGCGACCACGCCGAGGGTGAGCTTGCCCTCCTGGATCTCGCGCAACATCCGCATGGCGACGTCAAAGGCCTTTCCGAGCGTCTTCGGGGCCTCGCCCTTGGTGTCCGGCCGTCGGCCCCAGAGGCGCAGGGCCACGATATCGGCCGTGATGCCGCGTACCAGGCCCGGAACCGGATCGAGCGGCAGCGTGTAGCGGTCGCGCAGATACCCGTCCACGACCTCCCCGGCATCCGCGATTGCATCGGCCAGCACGGCCGCATCCACTGCAACCGGCGGCACGGTGTCGTCGGTCAACTCGATCAGGATGGGCAGGGTCAGCCGCCGTTCCAGGTCGGCCTGGTCGCAGTACATGGCTACTTGCTCCCCTTGGTCTTGGCGGCCTTGCCGGGCTCGGCCTGGGTGTCTTCAGCGGTCGGGGCCGGGGGCGTTTCCGGCGTGGCCGGGGTGGCCTGGGCAACGGGGGGCGCCTCGCCGGCAGGAGCCGCCGTGGTGGCCGGGACGGTGGTACCGGCCTCGGTTTCGGGGACCAGCAGTCGCTCGGGAAGATCCAGTGGCTGAGGCACGGGCTCATTGGCAGGGACCTCCTCGGCCGCGCCCGAGGCGATCAACGGCGTGGCGATCGCCTCGTCGATGTCGCCGACCTCGCCGGCCTCGAGCCGATAGCCGTCATGCATGACGGCGGAAAGCAGCTTGATTTTCATGGGTTCCCTCCTTACGCGACGTTTTGCAGGAAGTAGGCGGCATCCGGGCAGGTGATCAGCTCGGCCGTGGATTCGCCGACCCGGACCACCACGCCGCCGCGCAGGCCGACGTTCTTATCTTCCCAGGCCCCGGCGATCGGCTGGCCCCAGGGAACCGTCATGCCGAAGGTGACGTCCCGCTGGGGGGCGGCCTGACGGTTGCGGTAGATGAGGGACAGATGCTTGCCCCAGCAGCGGGACAGATTGGCCGTCTGGCCTTTGCGGGCCGTATTGACGAAGGCCTCGCCCACCACGACCTCGTCCAGTTCGAACAGGTCGGCGATATCCTGGCGGCGGGCGATGCCGGCCTGACCAGGGTTGCGCAGGCAGGCGGACACGATCTCGGGATGTCGGGCCAGCACCGAAAACGCCGGCCGGCCGATGACCATGGTGTTGGGCCGCACCACGCAGCTATCCAGCGCGTCCGAAATGGTCTTGATCGGATGGCTGGTCGTGTCCGAGAACTGGGACGAACCGGACAGGGTCAGCTTGTTGGCCGTGGGATAGGTGGCCGCATTGAAGACCAGGCTGGCCACCCGCACTTCGCGGTCCAGGGCGATCAGGTTCATGATGTATTCGACGGCCTGGGCGCGGGGATCGATGCCCTTCGGGGCATTTTCGATATCCTCGTAGGGGATCGAATCCTCCAGGCCGTAGTCCGTGGTCGAACCGTCCTTTTCTTCGGCCGTGAACTCGACCTGGTTGGGCTTGCCGCGCCGGCCGACCTTGGTGTCCGGCAGGGTGAACCCTTCGGCCAGCGAATAGAGGAAGTACTTGAACGCCGACACGCCCACGGGGGTAACCCGGGGCAGCACCTGGTCGGCGATCAGCGCCCGGTTGCGGTAGGCAATGGCGATCCCGGTCAGTTCCGGGATTATCGGGAAAGGCGCTTTGGCACCCATGGGAATCTCCTTGTTATCCCTGAATCCGAGTCAGGGTGAGCAGCGTGTCGATGATGTCGCCGGTCGATCCGGACGTCAGGGCCAGGCCCACTGTCCGGGCATTGACGCCGGCCGCCGGAGCGGCCGCCACGGCCACGCCGGCATTGCTGGCCGTAAGAAAGCCGCCGGAGCCGACGTTGCCGCCGCAAACGACCTCGGCGATCCCGCCGTGGATCACGTCCACGCGCTCACCGTCGTCGACGTCGAGACACTCGGCCACGCCGATGATGGCGTCGGCTCCGGACGTGGCCACGGCCACGGTGCCGTCGGCGCTGCCGGCCTTGACGATGGCCCGGCCCGGGATGGCCCCCTGGGCGATGTAGGTTTTGGTCAGTCCCGGATTCATTTGCGGGTTCCCTCCTGTTGTTCGCGGAGCACCTCGGCCTGCGCCTCGGCAAAGCTCATGGACCGGCCGGCCTTCTCGGCGGCGTCGACCTTGTCGCGGATCTTGACGGCCAGGGTCGGCGCATCGAGGTCGCCGGTCTTGCCGGCGGCGCGGCCGAACGTGGCGACCTCACCGAATTCGACCTGGACCGGCAGGCTTTCCAGGAAGGTCTTGAACACGTCGGCGACCGGCTTTTTCACGGTCTTGTCGCCCTCGGCGAAGTCCATGGTTCCGGCCCCGTCGAGCTTCTCCATGAAGTCCACGGCCAGGCCCCGCTGGAAGTCGGTGAGCACCCCCTTGGCGGTCAGCCCTTCGCAGAACTGGGCGATCTCGCCCCGGCGGCCGGTGGCCACGGTGGCGTCCACCCGGTTGGTGAGGGCCTTATTGGCCGCCGTCAGATCGGCGATCTGTTGATCCTTGGCGGCCAAGGACTCGGAAAATTCGGCCATTTTAGCGGTCAGGGCCGCCACCTGGACGGCCGTGTCATTGCTATTGCCCCCCATGGGCGCCTCCTTGAAGGCCGGTCCCCCGGCCTGTTTGTCGTTGTGCCCCGGCGCGAGCAGTCCCAGGAAGGCCTCGGCGAACCGGGTGAACAGGGATTTCTCGGCATCCGACTCCTCGCCGAATTCGTAGGTGACGGCTTCGCCCTCGGCGAACTGGACGTCCTTGAGGCCCTTGATGGCCGGCGGCACAGCCCCGAGGAAGCCGACATGGCGCAACGCACCACCCGGATAGAGAGAAATTGAACGCTTCTTGAACCGACCGGCCTTGACCATGTCGGCGAATTCCGGAGCGACGTCCTTGAAATCGGCCTTGAGGACGGGGCCGTCGCGGTAGACGCGCGAAACCCAGCCGTAGGCCGGGGCGTTCTGCTCGGGGTGGCCAATGACCAGCGGAGCCTCGTGCCTGGCCGGGTCGTAGGCCGCAATACGGTCCAGGTCGGCCTCGGTGAAAAGATGCGGCCGGCCGGTGCTGTCCACGTGGGAACCGGCCCGGAAGACTTCAACGCCTTTGAACGGGTCCATTAATCGGCCTCCTTGGTGTAGGGCGCGAGCCGCCACGGCGCGGGCAAAAGCGCCCGCAGCTCGCCCGGAGAGATCACCCGGGACTGCGGCGGGATGATGCCGTGCTCGGAAAGGATGTAGGCCACGGTCTGGGAGCAGACCGGCCGGCGCATGCAGTTGCGCACATGCCTCCAGGCAAGGACGAACAGCGTCCGGAAACCGTAGCCGGGATGCGACCCCACCAGATTCAGGGCGGTCTCTTTGATGCTCATGGCCACATCCGGCGAGCAGTCGATGGGATGGATGAGGATGTCGCCCTCGTAATTGGAGAAGCGGTCGGACGCCCGATTGAGCACCACGCCCTCGGCCATGGCCTCCACCAGCATGATGGAGCCGTAGAGGTTGAGCCCCAGGCTGCTGTGCGATCCACCCGGCCGAAAATGGCGGATGGACTGCGATAGCGCGGAATCCCCGATCCAGGTCACGGCGAAGACGTTGAGTTTCCGGCGCAGCTCGGCATAGGTCTTGACCTCCTGTTTCCCCGGCAGGCCGGTCCGGAGCGGTCGACCGTCCACTGACACTGTCGCATGCCGTGCAATGAGGACGCTCACTTGCCGCCCCCCTTGGCCGAGCTGTCCACGATGGCCTGGGCGGCCACATAGATGGCCCCCACGCCGGCGATGCACGCTTGGGCGATGGGCGGCAGATTGATGGCCGGGGCATTGGCGACCAGCAGCGTGATCATCGTGCCGGCCATGGTCCAGAGCTTGCGGCTGGCCAGACGATGGGTGGACCGGGCCAGGAGCGGCGCGACCATCGGGGCAGCCATGTCGCCCAGGGCCGTCCCGATCTGGTTCGGTGTGGCCGGAGCGGCCGGAGCGGCAGCCGACGCAACCACGGCGGCGGCATCCTGGACGGCCGCCCCCCCGATGTCGGCCGGGGCCTGTTTGGCCGCCAGGGCCGTGCCGACGGCCTCGGCGATGGTCGAGAGCAACGCCGGGGTGAGCAGGTCGGCCGCTTGCGGTTTGGTCTGATCAGGCATGGGCCACCTCCAGGATCGGAGCCGGCCAGACGCCGCCGGGGATGTGGGCCAGGATCAGGCCGGGGTACGGGCTGGCCTCGTTGTCCCGGTTGCCCGGCCCGCCGTTGTAGGCCCGCATGATCGTGGGCCAATTACCGTCCCAGTACCGATCCACCAGCCGGCGCACGTACAGGCAGCCCCATTCCAGGCCGACCTCCGGCACCGTCAGCTCCGCGAACCAGCCGCGAAAGCCGTTGCAGCGGGCGGTCTCGCCCATGACCTGCATCAAGCCCCACGATATGGCCCGGCCCACGCGTTCGGTTTCGACCGACGAGCCGTGCGGCACGAAATTCATGGGTTTGTCCGCGCAATAGCGCGCATAGAAGCCCGGCTCGAATCGGGTCGCGCAGGTGATGCCGCCCACGGACTCATGCAGCACCATGCCCCGCACGAGATCCGTAGGCAGGCTGTACTTTGCAGCCTTGGCCGCGACGAGCCCCTCGTATTCGGGATTCAAACTGATGCCGGTATCGGCCATGTCCGCACCTCCAATGCAATGCCGGGATCACTCCCGGCCTGATGTGGGACGGACAATAGCGGGACGCAAAAAAACAATCGCCTGCACCATGCAGTCGAAATAATAATCGGCCCCATATACAAGCGGGAAGGTAAGAAACGGATCAATTCGAGGGGGAGCGAGTGACGGAAACCCAACTACTCATGGAGCTTGTTAAAAATGTCGGCTTCCCGGCCGTCATTTTCGCCATCTGGTATCTGTATCATCGTGCCCAGGTCAAGGCCTGGGAGGCGCAAATGCAAACGATGAATGACCATGAAACCAGGATGTTCAACCTTTTGAATGGTCAGTTGGAAGCGTTACAATGCATCGTCGCTCAGAACGCACGAATGGAAACCAAGATCGATGGGAACATGTTTTGCCCCATCGTGAGGAAAGAATCCCATGCATGAAGAAATACTAAAAGCCAGGGGCCGACTGGCCGAGGCAACACACCGCCGCAAAGAGTTGTCTTTGGAGGCAAAGGGCCTCGTGGCCCTGTTGCGCAACGCCCTCGATCCCTACGAACCGGATATCGCGCATCTCCCTGTCCCCGAGGCGGCCGCGAACATGGCGCGACTGGCCGACGTACACCGGGAAATAGGCATCCTGGACGGCCAGATCGACGAGCTGGGCGCAGCCCTGGGGCACGTCGATGGCTAAGGAGCAGCTCCACGGCCTGGAGGCCGAGCGTCTCTACACGATCGAGCAATGCACCCTGGCCGAGATTGCCGGCCGGCTGGATGTCAGTGCCAGGACGCTCCAGGCCTGGAAAGCCAAGGGCGACTGGGACGCCAAGCGCCGGGCCTATCTGGCCAGCCGGCGGACGTTTCACGAAGAGCTGTACGAGTTCGGCAAGGATCTGCTGACCAAGATCCGCCAGGACATGGCCGACGGGAAGGACATCCCGACCGGGCAGCTCTACGCCCTGCTGCGGCTGTTGCCGAACCTCATCAAGGTCAAGGACTATGAGGCAGTAGCCGGGCCGGCTGCCACCGACGAGAAACCGGCCTCGCCCGAGGATGCGACCAGGGACATCCAGGATATCCTGTCCATGGCCTACGGGATCGATTTCCATGACCGGCCAAAAGTTTGAACGCCTCTACGGCCAGGACCGCGACACCCAGGAACGGGTCAAGGCGGCGCTCGGCATCATGCTCCCCTACCAGAGGCGGTTGATCGAGGACAGGCGGCCGGGCATCGTCCAGGAGGCCTCGCGCCAGGTCGGCAAATCATTCGCGCTGACGTTCAAGGCCATTCTGGAAACGGGCCTTTCGCCGAGGCCCATCGAATCCGTCTATGGCTCGGCCTCGGCCCGGCAGGTCTTCCGCTCCGGACGCGAGATGCGCCGCCACATCAAGGCGTTGTCGCTTTTAACCGAAGGCAAACTGACCCCGGACAAAAACAACGCCTGGTTGATCGCCTTTCCCGGCGATCGGTTCCTGAATCTGGTGCCCTCCAACCCGGATACCATCCCCGGTTTCTCGGGCAACGTATATCTGGATGAATTCGCCCTCCACAAGGATGACTGGGGCATCTGGCGGGCGGCCGTGCCGGCCATCACGCGCGGCTACGGCGTGCGCATCGCATCCACTCATCGGGGCACAAAAACCAAGTTTTACGGTCTCGTCCATAACAAGTCCTACTCGCACCACCGGACCACCATCCATGATGCCATCCGGGATGGACTCCTGCTCAAGGATGAGGAGGGAAACGTCCGCACGGTGGAGAGCCTGCGCGACTTGGTGGCCGACCCCATGGTTTGGCTGGAAGAGTACGAGCTGGAGCCCCAGGATGACGCCACGGCCTGGCTGACCTGGGATCTGATCCGGGCGGCCGAGGATGAATACATTGACGCGTCCCCGGAGTGGACCACCAAACTCGTGGCTCTGGCTGTCCAGGCCCACAAGCATTTCAAACTCACGAAAAGTGATCCATCCTGGTGGCAAACCAAATCCAAGGAATTGACGGCCCACCTTGCAGCAGTAGGCGATCCCCTTGATCTGGGATTCGACATCGGCCGCACCCGGGACTTGTCCGTACTCTGGCTCGCGCGTCGGACCGAAGTGGCCAGGATCACCGAGGTCGTCATCCCTCTCGCCCGCATGCCGTTCCATGTGCAGCGCTATGTGCTGTATGCCTTACTGCCCCAGGTCATGCGCTCCGGCGGCCGGGCCTGCATCGACCAAAGCGGCATCGGTCGCCAACTCGCCGAGGAAGCTCGTGATTTCTTCGGATCGCGCGTTGAAGGTATCGACTTCGGCAACACCAACAAAGAGGCGTTGGCCGTGGGGCTCAAGGATGTCCTGGAGGACCATGGGTTCCTGATCCCTATCGACACCAGCATTTCCACCTCCCTGCACAGTGTCCAAAAATTTAAGACCAGCACTGGGCTGTCCCGGTTTGACGCCGAGCGGAGCGACGCCACAGGCCATGCCGACTACTTTTGGGCCGCTGCCCTGGCCGTGCATGCCGGCGAGGCTCCCTCGGTCGGCCTGACGGCGGGAATGATCCGCACAGGTGGCCGGCGCGAAACGTCCGATTGGATGGATCACTATTAGCGCCCGTTTGCGGCCTCGCCGCAGTCGCATCGCAGAATGGGGCGCGCCAAGCGGCAGGATAAAAATTGAACGGCGATTGAACGCAAATCGCCGCGCATCACGAGGTCACCACCATGGGCCAAGGCATCTGGACATCACCATTCGACTTTCGTCCCATCGACCGGGGGCCGGGGAGCCTTTTCGAGGAGATCGCCACCCGCGATCGTAGCCCGGATTTTTGCAGTCTCTTGATGTCACTGCCGGACCCGGACCCGGTCCTGCGCAAGCTCGGGCAAGATGTCAGCATCTACAAGGAGCTGCTTTCGGACGCCCGGGTCGGGCCGTGCGTCGAATCGCGCAAGGCGGCCGTGGTTTCTCTCGAATGGTCGGTCTCGCGCGGTCAGGCCTCGGCGGCCGTGGCCAAGTTCGTGGGGAAATGCCTGGCCCGGATCGATATGGACAACCTGGTCCGCGAGATCCTCAACGCACCACTGTTCGGCATGCAGCCCTTGGAGATCCTCTGGAAGCGCGACGCGCAATATACGGTGCCGGCCCAGGTGATTGGCAAACCGGTCGACTGGTTTATGTTCAGCGCCGAGGACAACTCCTTGCGCATGCGCACGAAAGCCAACTTGGTTCAAGGCGAGGCGCTGCCCGAGAGAAAATTCTTATTGCCCCGCTACAACGCGACGTTCGAGAACCCCTATGGTGAGCGCGTCCTGTCGCGTTGCTTCTGGCCGGTTTCGTTCAAGCGCGGCGGTCTCAAGTTTTGGCTGCGATTCATTGAAAAATTCGGCTCGCCGTGGGTCATCGGCAAGCATGCGCCAAATGCCGAGAAGTCCGAAGTGGATGAGCTTTCCGACAAGTTGGAACAGGCTGTCCAAGATGCCGTGTTCGTGGTTCCCGAAGGGGCGAGCGTGGAAATCAAGGAGGCGGCCGGGCGCGCCGGGAGTTCGGCCCTCTACCGCGACCTCAAGGAAGTCTGCGACGAAGACATCGCCATTGCCGTGCTGGGGCAGAACCTGACTACCAACGTGAAGGGCGGTTCCCTGGCAGCCGCCGAGGTACACGAGCGCGTTCGCCGCGAGATCAAGGACGGTGACAAAAAAATCGTCATCCAGACGGTGAAAACGCTCATCGACTGGATTTGCAGCATGAATTTCGGGCCGGGTGAGCGGCCGGTTTTTGAACTCTTTGAGGAAGAGGAGGTCGACCAGAAGCTGGCCACCAGGGACAAGACGCTCACCGACACGGGCCAGCTGAAGTTCACCAAGCGCTATTTCATGAAGGCCTACAGCCTGGAAGAAGAGGATTTCGAGGTTGTGTCAGGCAAGCCTGTCCCCGACGGCGACGCCACTTCCGACTTCGCCCAGGCATCCCCGACCCGTGACCCCATCGACGATCTGGCCGGCAGCCTCTCGCCGGAGACGCTCCAAGGCCTCGCCGGCAAGCTCTTGGCCCCGGTCATGGACCTGGTCGAATCGGCCGGCACGGTCGAGGCCATCGCCGAGCGGCTCCACGGCGTCTATCCGGATATGGACGATACGACCTTCGAGGATCTGCTCATGCGGGCCATCTTCGTGGCCCAGGTTTGGGGCCGTCTGTCGGCGCAAGCGGAAGGGAAGGAGGCGTAGGCATGGAGCTGCTTTGTTTTGGCGTGGCCATCATCGCTTTGTGCAATGACCATCCTGGGGTCGCCTTGCTGGCCTTAATGGTCATGTCTCTTTCGTGACGGCCATGCCTGACCTGCCTGACCTCCATTTCGCCCTCGGCCTGCCGCCCGAGCGGGCCATCGCCTATTTCAAGGCCAAGGGTTACGCCATCACCTTCGACTGGCACGAGCTGCAAGCCGAGGCGCAGGCCAAGGCCTTCACCGTGGCCAAATGCGTCAAGCTCGACATCCTCACCGACATCCGCAACGCCGTGCAAAAGGCCCTGGATGAGGGCCAGACGCAACGCCAGTTCGCCAAGGAGCTGACCCCAACACTCCAGGCCAAGGGCTGGTGGGGCCGGCAAGAGGTGGTCGACCCGCGAACCGGCGAGGTGCGCCGTGCCCAGCTCGGCAGCCCTTGGCGGCTGCGGACCATCTACGAGACCAACCTGGCCACGGCCTATGCCGCCGGCCGCTATCAGGAGCAGCTCGAAAACGCGGAGGATCAGCCGTACTGGATGTACGTGGCCGTCATGAACGCCCGCACCAGGCCGGCCCACGCCGCCCTGAACGGCCGCACCTTCCGCTTCGACGACCCATTCTGGTCCTCGTTCTACCCGCCGAACGGCTGGAACTGTCGCTGCCGGGTCCGGGCCATGGACGGCGATCGGCTGGCCCGCAAGGGCGTCAAGCCCGAGTCCTCGGCCGGCCGAATCACGCATGAGGATGTGCGCGTCTCGCGCGACGGCCGCACGGCCCGCATGGCCATTTTCGAGGATCGCAATGCCAACGTCCGCATGCAGACGGACCCGGGCTGGGCCTACACCCCGGGTAAATCCTGGCCGCTCACCGATCGCAACGGCGGCCTGCCGGACTGCTCGACGCGCGAGTTTGCCGAGGGCGGCAAGTGCATCAAGATGCTCATGGGGCAGCCGGACTGGCGATCCCAGGGGCGGCCGGATCTGCGCGACGTTCCCCAGGATCTGCGCCGACCGGCACCGGCATTGCTGCCTGCCGGCAAGACGCGGGAGGAAGCTGAAGCGATCCTGGCCAGGGCGCTGGGGTTGGACAAACGGCCGCTTGTCACGGTGCAAACGCCGATCGAACAGGTTTACCTCAAACGCGAATTGCTGGCCCACCTGGTGGCGAAGCCGGAAAACGCCCGCGAGCGCTACGCGGGGTTCATCCTGCCGACGCTGCAGCACCCCTTCGAGATCTATCTGACCGAGTATGAGGACGGATTCCGGGAGCGATATGTCGGCCTGTTCACGGGGAAATACAACCTGCTGACCATTGTCCGCATCAACCAGGACGGCAGCGTGTTGTGGAACGTCATGAATGTCGAGGACAAGCGGCTGAACAAGCAACGGGTGGGGGAACTGCTCTATCCGAAGAAATGAAAGAGCCGGCGGAGCGTCTCACCCCCGTGGAGTCACGGGCTCCACGACGGTCCTTCATCTCTTCACAGCGCCCGAACGCTCCGGGAATCTCGACCCCGCCGGTCTTCATGCAAACCTTATAATGATCCCCGCCCCAGGAGGCAAGCGCCATGGCTGACATGGTCAATATCACGATCGACTCCGCCAAGCTCATGGCGGCGCTCAAACGTCTGGCCGCCGCCGGCCGCGACCTGACGCCGGCCATGCGCAAGGCAGCCGGCATCATGGTCGACGCAACGGAGGAAAATTTCGAGCAGGAGGGGCGGCCGAAATGGAAAGATCTGGCCAAGAGCACCATCAAACAGCGGGAGAAAGAGGGAACGTGGCCGGGGAAGATCCTGCAACGCTCTGGCGGCCATGGTCTGGCCGGCTCCATCACCCGGCACTATGACGCCACCAGCGCCGTGGTCGGCTCCAATCTGACCTATGCCCGCATCCAGCAGCTCGGCGGCAAGGCCGGCCGGGGCCACAAATCGGAGATCCCGGCCCGACCGTTCCTGAAATTGACCGAGGAAGACGAAGAGAAGATCATCAAGAGCTTCAACAGTTTTTTGAGTCAGGCGGTGGGGTAGTGGCCTGCTCGCATTACATCCCCTACGGCTCGGATGATCCTCTCTGGATGTGCGGCCCGAAGCGCGTTCCGGTCTGCTCGGTGCCGGGCTGCCTGCGTGAGGCGGTGGTGCTGTGCGACGGCCCGGGGCCGGGCAGGCGGCGCACCTGTGACAAGCCGCTTTGCCTGGCCCATGCCGCCGAGCTGGCGACCGATCATCACCTCTGCGCGGCCCATGCCGCCGGTATCCTGGGTGCGGTCCTGGGGCCAAGCCCCGTCTTCTACGAGTCCGCCATCGATGATCTGACCCGCTGCCGGGACGCCCGGTGCGCGCATCGTCATCGTTGCCTGCGCTGGACCAATTGCCGGGACCAGGCCGTCCGGGTGTTCGATTTCGCCGGCACCAAGGAACGGCCGCAGTGGCGATGCCGGTGGTTCGAGCCTGTTTTTGCAGACTGAAAAGTGATTGTGCGTATCAGACAGCGCAATTATTGACGGTCAACTTCTTGACCGTTATGAGCAGTCTCTGGGGGAAAACCTATGAGCACCGGACGTTTTCACATTGTTTTCGACGGCCCGGCGTTCGACGAGCATGAGATGAACGTGCGCGACCTCGCCCCCGCCCTCCTGGCCGTCTCGGACATCTTCGACGAGATCAACCGAATCACTTTCGACAGCCGCTACAAGGTTGGTATCAACGTCCGGGCTTCTTTCAAGACGGGATCGTTTCTTACGGAGCTAGGCGCGCATGCAACGGAAATTATAGATTTCTTCAAGTATAACGAAACCGCTGGGGCCGTGGCCAACATGATGTCGATCTTCGGCATCCCCGGCGTTGCACCCGTGGGATATAGTCTCCTTAAATTTATCCGCTGGGTCCGTCGGCGAAAGATTACCAGAGTTGTCGAACTCGCCGGTGGCAAGGTTAGGGTTGAAATTGACGGAGATGCCGTCGAAGTCGAACGCGCTATCATTGAATTGTTTAAAAGTCAGAAGTTACGCAAGGCTTTTGAAGATCTTATCGCTAATACTCTTAGAAAGAATGGAATTGACACCGTCGGTTTTGGAGACGCCGAGGCAAAGACCTTCATCTCAATTCCTCGTGAGGAGGGCCCCTCGTTTATTGCCGACGAACCTGAAGACGAACCCATAGGAACTTCCACACGGCGTGCCCATTTGCAACTCATCAGCCCGTGTTTTCAGGAAGGCAACAAGTGGCGCTTTAGCGACGGTTCTGTTTCCTTCCACGCAGAGATCCGGGACATGATTTTCCTCGGCAAAGTTATGCGAGGAGAGGCAGCCTTTGCTAAAGGCGACATCTTGGACGTGGAGATGACTGAAACGCAAGCACTGACGGCCAAGGGGCTTTCTACGGAACGGTTCATTGAGCATGTTTATGGGCAACGAAATCCCATCCGACAATACCGGCTCCCCTCCCTGGATGATTAAAAGCGGCCCGCCGGTTTCCCGACGGGCCGCCCATTTCACGATTTCGCCTGTTCGTTTACCGCATCGCCGCGTTTTGACCTGGTCCGTTCAAGCCTTGTGCAACGGGCCGGGCCGTCCGCCGTTGCTGGTTGGCCACGGCCTGGCCCACGGCCTCGCGCACGAGCTGGCACACCAGCGTCAGCCCGGCCAGGCTTTCCCGGCTCGGCTCCTGGCCGGGCGGCGCGCAGTTGAGCGTGGACGCATATTCCCCCACCAGTTCCACCAGGGAGGCCACCCGGGCCAGGATGTCCTCGGGGTGGTCATCGGGCGTAGCCAGGGCGCACAGCATCATGGCTAGGCTCCCTTCGTCGGGCTCCGACGCCGCCGGGCCGGAGGCGTCGCCGCGACAAGACCGAGGCTCCGGGCCTGGCGCAGCAGATGGCACACGCCGCTTCGCCCCATATCCACCAGCTTGGCGATCTCGGGCAACGTCAGCCCCATGGACTGGTACTGCACGGCCTTGGCCATGCGATCCAGCCGTTCCGCCGGCACGGCCAGGGCCATCTTGGCCCCTTGGGCCAGGGCGTCCGCCCGCAGGTTCTCCACGGCCGCCCGTTCCAGGCTGTTGAACGCCTCGATATAGCGGAGCTTCCATTCCATGGCCCGCTGGCTATTCCAGCCCATCACCAGCAGCGTGAAGGCGTCGCGGGTGAGCAGGTAGCACGGCCGCTCCTCGCCCTTTTCGTCGCGGTAGGTAACCGATCCAAAATTGGTCCCGTTAAATGATTCCGGCACCTTGCCCATTAATAGCTTAATGTCACGCAGCACATGGCTGTGCTTGAGTCCGAAGTGTTGGGACAATTCGACAGAGCGAACGGCCGGGCGGTCACCGGAAATGAATTCGAACGACACGGCGGGTTGAATGGACGTGGACATGATGCGCCTCCATTGGGTTGGGATTAAAAACAAAAAAAGGCGGCATGACGCTCCCCAGCCCAATGAGCTGCCGGGGCCTCGCGGACACCCGGACGTCATGCCGCCAATACGTCGTCACCCTAAAGGGTGTTTAGGCGGTCAAAACAAAAAGCCCGCTCTTTCGCCATACCTTGGGAAGTATGGCAGAGGCGGCAGGACGCCTCATTGGGTTAGGGACTTTCCGATTAGGATTTCTGGAAAGCAAAGTCAAGCTAGTTGTGTTTCTTGGATTTTTGTCCCGGTTTCTTCGCCTCATATTCTTCAATGACCTGTTTATCCAACGAACATTTATTGCTCATGGCGACTTCAACCCGTTGGATCGTCCCGTCCTTGACCGTAAATCGCAACCCTACGCCCGAACTTGACGTTCCATCGGAATTCAATATTGCAGAATAGCATATAATTTTATTAGGAAACTCCACGGGATGCATAGTATCCAGACGAGCCATCTCGTTGATAAACAGCCATCGCACCTTGCCGGCTATTTCGGCACGCATGACCGGGCTGTCCAAAGGCGCTGGACCAATGGGCTCATACGCGAATACCCTGCTTTTCATGCTGGCAAAGCTTGGGTCTTGGTAGCTGTAATAAAACAGCTTCATGCCAGTTTCGGCCAAAACAAAGTTGTACGAAGCCTGCCCATCGCTGACCGTAAACGAATTGACTTCCCGTGCGTGGGCAACCGTGGCCACCAAACCAGTCACCAGAACCAACAGAATAACCAGCGTCCTTTTCATATCCCTCTCCTTTACGGATTGCATACCTTGCAGGGGCGATAGCCGGCTTGGACGGCTGCTTCACGGTTCGGAAAAGTCACGGTGCAGGCTCCACAGTCATAGAAGCGACAGCCTGGGCGATGAAAGACATGGCTTTTGGCATTTCCATGGAAGACCAAACCCTGGGCCAGGGCTGCCGCGCCACAGATGGCCAGCGCCAGCAGGCAGGTTACCGCGATCCGTCGCACCAGCTTTCCGCGCATACGCGTCTCCATGAAAGTTTGGGAGAGGCTACCTCCAGGTGGGGCCTGCTACCAGTCCTTTTTCCCGCCCTCGTAGGGGTGGGCCAAACCCGAGTCGATCAGCGCCCGGCACAAGTTTATGCCATCCACCTCGACGTCCGCTAACAACCGCCCGCCGTATTTATCGAAGCCGACCTCATGGAGCGTAATGTGCTGGCCGGGCGCGATGCGGCTGGCCGTGTAGTCCGTGGCCTGGATGGCCAGCGCGGCCACGTCCGGACGTGGATCGTGCTTTTCCGGGGTGTCGCAGTGGCGCAGACGGATGCTTTCCTCTTTGAAAAGCTCCGGCATGTCGCCGATCAGCGTCACCTTGATGGTGTCGCCGTCCACCACGCGTTCCACCACGGCCTCCATTGCCGGTTCCGTTTTTCGCGCGTCCGTGATTCCGGGGAGCGTGAGCAACAACAGTCCCAGTGCAACAGCTTTGCCGTACATGACAGACTCCTGGCACACTGCCGAATATTCGTGAAACTGCGGAAGTCCGAAGCTCCTCCCAGGAGGAAAACCATCCCGCAGCCGGATAAGGCATGGAGCGTGCCAGGATCAGGAGGTCAATACAGCTCTTCGCACCCGGGCAGCAGGTTCTGGTCTTTTTTGAGGGTGCCCGTGGCCACGGCGTCGTAGACGAAGCGTTCGGTCATGCCCGTGGCCATGGCCAGCTTCTTGGCGTTGGTGCCGTCATAGTGGGCGCGGATGTAGCGTCTGGCCGCCCGCTTGAGCGCATACTTTGGCACCGACAACTGCGTGCCGCCGACCTTCATGACCAGATTCACGGCCACGTCGATGCCGCACTGCTCGGCCACCAGCCCGATATCACCCTCCAGATCCTCGGGGGTGACGGTGCCCAAGAAATCGTCTCTGCCAAGTTGGGCGGGCGAAAGTTTCGTGATCATCCCCGCTGCGCTCCCATGGCTTCCAGGGCATTGACCAGGGCCTGGATGTCGCCGTGACCGCACCAGGCCAGACGCGCCTTGCCGGTGATGCGCCGCACAAAGGCGTCCAGAGCGGTTTTTCGATCAGCGTCCGTGGTCTGTCGACTGACTTGCCGCCACAGGACCGCTACCAACCTAAGCTGGGCTTCCGTCGCCGCCCCGGGCCGACGCTTCGGAGCCGGCGCACTGCCTCGGGCCTGCCAGACGCCGGCCTCCACGGCCTGGGCGGCTAAAAATTCCAGGCAGGCGGCCATCCTGGGGCCGGACAGATCCTTCGAGGATGCCGCGCCGAAACGCTCCAGGACCGCCCGATAGGTGGCGTCATCAAAGGCTAGCGCACGCTTCAGGGCGTGGAGCTTCTTGATCTGGCCGGGCGTGGGGCCGACGGCGGATTTTTGGGCGGTGGCGGGCATTAGAGCGACTCCTTACGCAAATACGGGATATATGCGGTATTCAGTTCCTCAACCCCCAACACCGTTTCCAGATCGACTGAAGTCAATTCCACAATATCACCATAGGTGCTTCCGGCGCGGAGCATATTTAAGATGTCTTGCTTCAGTTCACGAGGTAGTGCCTTCGCCTGCGCCTTCCATTCTGCGCGGATAGTGGCCCTGGTGATACGTTTTATCGGAGGGAGTCCCATTTTTTTACGGAGCTTGTTTTGCTCGGCTTGAGTCATTTTGCGTGACTTTTTCGTCGTCATGCGCACAGCTCCTTCGCCAGCACTTTCTTGCCGCACACAAAGATTGCATCCCCTTTGGTCAGCCCGGACGTCGCCGGGATACGGCACACCCGGTCGCAGCCAGGGCATACCGGGCCTTCCGGACCGAGCATGACACGATGATCGCCGGGCCGAGGACATGATTTGTAGCCGGATACGGCCTCAAGGATCGTGCAGTCGGGGAGCCGCTCCACGACGGCAAGCCAATAGGTGCCCATGATAGGCTTCTTCATGACACGTCCCCCGCTTTCCCTTCGGCTGCTCATCAGGCCTCGGCCGCCGCACCGAGGCGACCGCCCGCGCGGGGCGGTTTCGCATGGGAATTACGCGTTCACCGCAGCCTTAAGCACCTTCCCCGGACGGAAAACCACTGTGTTACTTTCCGAGATGTAGATGGTCTCCCCGGTCCTGGGGTTGCGGCCTCGGCGCGCCTTGCGGGGCTTCGTTTCCAGCTTGCCCAGGCCCGGCAAAGGCACCTCATTGCCTACGGCCAGAGCGTCGATGGACACGGAAATCAGCGCTTCAAGCACTATTCCGATGCCCGCCCTGCCAATGTTGGTTTTTCGGGGGTCTATGGCCACCAGGGTCTCAATCCGGTCGATGAGTTCCGCCTTGGTCATGCTGTCATCCTCCGTGGTTGTAGTTGCTACAGCGCCGCCAGATCGAGGCTCACCGGCTCGTACTTCCCGTCGCCGTCGCGGCGGACGTAAATACGGAGATAGGCCTTGCTGCCGGCCACTTGCAGGCTGTCCGACACGGCCTGCATGGCGCGCTGCCAGCGATCGTCGTTGATCTTGAGCCGGCGCAGGGACAGGACGCGGCCGGTATTGATCCGACCCTCCTTGTCCACCTGAAAGGCGTCGTTAATCAGGGCCTTGAGTTCGTCACGGCTGCCCTCGGTCCACTCGGTGATGCACTCGTCTATCAACTCCTTGGCCGCCTGGAGCCGCTCATCAAACACCAGTGTTTCCGACACCTGCCGCTGCACCTTGTACCGGCCGTCATAGCTGGTCAGGGTCAGGTTGCCCTTGTTGCCCCCCACCTTGGCCCCGTACTGTTCGGCCGAGAGCGAAACAAAGGCGGCCACGTCGCCCATGACGTCATCGCGAAAGCCCGTCATGGCCTCGCGCAGGGCCATGGCCTTGCCGGCGATCTCCCGCACGAGCTGGTCGCGGGCCAGATCCACGTCCCGGATCGACCCTTTTGGCACCAGCCGGCCCTGGGCATCCTGCATGTAGCCGTCCTGGATGGCTGGTTCGCTCATGACAACGTCTCCTTGCATTCCGTGGCCGGCCTCAGATTGATGACCCGGGGCATGTTTTCCAGGTCCACGGCCTGATCGGCCGCATCGGCCAGCACATCCCGGCACACGGCGAGCAGGCTGCGGCCGTCCGCGTCCAGCTTGCCGGCCAGCATCCCCAGGCTTTGCGATACGTGGTGGATTTTCATGGACAACATGGTTGCCTCCTTATTGGTTGGCCCCGCGCACGGGGCAGTTTGAACAGGTTTTGAACAGCTTGAGCGTCTCGGGATTGCCCGCCCGCAGACCGATGCGCTTGGCCCGGTCCTGGTTGGCGGCACAGGCGGCCGCGTCGATGGTGCCGAGCACCGGGCAGGAGCAGGTCGCCCCACCGTAGACCGACAGCACGCGCCCCTCGATCCGCTGGGTGGATGCCGGGTACTTGCCGCCGGCCACCATGCAGACGGTCGATTTGGCCACGCCCAGGTCAGCAGCTACGGCCGGCAGCCCCTTGGCCGCTACCTGATCGCGCAGGATGGAAAGCCAGGTCATCAGGCATCCCTCCCCATGGTTCGCTCCAATGTCTCGGGGCGGCGGGCTCCGGTATCCTGGATGAGCACCCAGATCTTCTCCAGGCCATCTCTTCCAGCCTGCCGCACAAAGCCATTACGCTCCAGGATCGTCATGTAATGGCGGCAGCAATCCTCACTACAACCGGTCAGCCGCACCAAATTGGTCACCGTGGACCGGCGGAGCGTCCGGAGTGTGCTCCACAACTTATCCCGACACGTCACCATAGAGTGGATCTGGTGCGCCCGGTGCAGACGGATGTCGCGGACTACCTGATAGGTGGGATTGCGCCGGGCCGGACCAAAGGTTTCCCCCATCTCCTCGGCCTTGATCCGCTCCTCAGTCTGGATTTCCAGCCACCCCTCCCGGGCCAGTCGATCCAGAACCCGCAACACCGGTCGACGCGGATATCCCGAGACCTCCACCATCTCGGTCAGGGTTACGCGACCGGCGACAAACCGACCGGCGACGATGGTCCGGGTGGCAATAACCGCCCGCACCGTAGCCAGCACTCTCGTGACCGCCACGGTCAGGCCACCTTGGCCTTCAGATGTTCGGCCGTGACCACGTCCGTCTTTTTGGCCCGGGCCAGCCGCTCACAGGCCTGCGCCCAGCGGTACAGCGACGCCGTGGACGTGCATTTGTTCGAGGTTGCAATGGCCTCCACGGCCGAATCGTCCACCGTGACCTCGCAGATCTGGTCCATGACCAGGCGCACGTCCTCGCGGCCAAGACCCTGGAACTTCACGGACTGGGAAATGCGTCGCCACAAAGCCGGAAAGGCTTGCAGCCGCGTCTCGGCCCAGGGCATGCCAATCAGCACAATGGGGGTGCCGGACATGTCGCCCAGGTCTCGGATGGTCTCGACCAAGGTCTTTTTCTCGGCCACATAGTCCACCTCATCAAAAATGAGCGCGCGATCGGTGCCGAGCAACTCGCCCACCGCCTGATGAAACAGGTCGGAAGTGCGGCGCTCGGGCACAAGCCCCAGCTCGGCCACAATCTCTTCCAGGAGCCAGCGCACGGTCATGGCCTTTTTCACGCGAATGAAGGCCGACTGAGGCGACACGGTGTTTTTCCACCACAGGCTGGCTTCCGTCTTGCCCAGGCCCACCTCCCCGTGGACCAGGGCAAATTTGTCGATGCCGGGGGGGCTGGTGACGACCGTATTCATAGCCACCAAGAACCGTTTGACATTGACCGTCTCCACAAAACGCTTTTTCACTTTTTCGTTCCTCCCTGCGTTAAACCCAATTCCTCGTCATCCAGCCAATCGAGCTGTGTCGGATCGATCAACCGGCCCGTTCCAGCCGGAGCCGAAACGTCGTCGAAATTTTCCTCAAAGGAGGGTGGCCCCTGCTCAGGGGGCGTGTTCTGAGCTATGACGCGTTCCAGATCATTGACGAGGCGGGTGTCGGCTGCCAGCTCGGGAGCGGACAGGATGTCACGGGCCTTGGCGATCTTGCCCGCCTTGGCGAGCTTCTTGACCGTCCGCCTGGTGTCACGTTTCAGGCTGGCGTTTTCGGTCATTTTCTCTTGGTATGCAGCGTAACCCTCGGCGTCCTTGCCACCGACAAGACCGAACATGGGGTGAAATTTTTGTCGGCGAACCGCTTGGCAAAGGAACGAGCCATCCCTCCGGTAAACCCAGATCGCACGCTTATCGTGTGGGTCGTACCGGACATACACAGGGCCGGTCAGGCCATAGAGCACCGGGCTGTTTTCGTATTCGCCACCGAGCACGGTGACCACGCTGTGGCGGATGGTCGCCACCTCTTCGCACATCATAAGAGCGCGGAGCTTTTCGTGGTCCAGCTCGTTGCCGCGCCCGGCGTTGAAGACTTCACCGGGCGCCTTGCCGGAGAGGCCGGAATGGGGCTTCACGCGATAAAACGTGTTCAACCAGGATTCAAAAAGCGCGGAGGCCTCTTCCATGGTGACAAGGCTTTCCGGCTCAATGGTCTGCATGAACTTTTCATTGCGCTGCATCCTGGCCGGCTTGGTCTCAATCGATCCGCCGCAATAGCTGGGCACGGCCTTTTCGTAGGAGAGCCCGCAGGTCTTCCAGAAGGATTCGATGGGCTTTGAACGGGAATTGTACGGGTTGGCGAAGTGGCACTGGATGCCAAGCCGTCCGTAGAGGCCGGATATGCCGGACTCGGTGAAATTGAGGGTTTCGTCGGTGAAAATTTTGGCCCGAAACGCCTTGCCATTGTCGAGATAGACGGCCTCGGGGAGCTTCCCCAGCCGCAAAATGGCGCGATAGAGGGCCAGATGGATGGCGTCGACGTTCTCTTCGAGCATGAAGGTGTAGCCGGCGATATCGCGGCTTTTCCAGTCCTCGAAGGCCACGATCGTTGCCCGGCAGGGGCGGCCGTGAATGGGGTGTTTGATGCGGAAATTGAGCCGATGGCCATCAGCGACAAGCACCTGTCCAACAGTGAGCAGCGATGGATCGCGGCGCACAAAGGGTGCAACCTTGTCGTTGAGAGCCTTTTCGCCTTCCCTGGCGAGCGTCCAGACATCGTTATGTTCGCTCTTGTACGCCTCGACAAAATTTCTGAGCGTCGAAGGGGAGGACGGCGAGGAGCTCCCCAGGTGCATTTTCGTAAGGGTTATGGCCGTGCCGATTTTGTACTGGTTTTGCGACAGGAGCACCTTCAAGAGCTTGTCGGCCTCGGCCTCGGTCACCTTGCATAACCCCTGGCGCTTGAGGCCGTACTTGGGCGCGATGGCCGCGCAGTCGTAGCCCGATTGCCGCAGCTCCAAGGCCCACCGCTCCAGGCTTTTGACGGAAGTGTTTTTCCCGAGCTGCTTTCGGATGGCCGTATAGAAGGTGCCGGAATTGTAACCGAGGACGAAGGCTTCGCAGACTTCGGCCATGGGCTTACCGTGCTTGCGGCCCCATTCCTTGGCCTTGAGGTAGGCTGCGACTAGGTCGGCCTTGAGGCGCGCCTTGTGCATCACCGCCGGAGGCAGGGCCGGATCGGCTGGCGCGGTTGCGCAGGAGGGCGCGCGGGAGGGTGTAAGCGCAGGGGATGTGGCGTTTGGCGATGCCGCCCCTCCCTGGATGATGCCCAGGGCGGGGCGGGAAATGTTGCGCAACGCTATCTGGATAGGGGCCGGCAGGGAGGCGACGGGATATACTTTGCCGCCGCCACGGCCGGAGCGCTTCAGGGAAAGCCATTGTTCGCGTGTCGCGCGGCGTTGAACAGATCGCTCTGTGACACCCAGCGCTTCCGCTATTGCTTTTGCCGTGACCGTGTCGTTCATGACCGTTCAACCCGCTTCAAAGTTCCCGCGCCCCCTGATAAGGGACTTGGCTATCGGTGTTGCTCAACCCCAAACCGCACAGGAGGCGCGGAAATGTTCACTGGTGGCTGTCCGTTCAACCAATTCGGCCCATGCAAGCAGCATGAATGCATGTTTTATCTTACATTCAATAGCTGTAACTACTTCTGTGCATTGAATGCCACATTTTTTAATGCAGTGGCCGCAAAAACGTACTCGTTTGTAACAACAAACAGTATCGCTGCACACCCTCTATCTCCAGAATCAAAGACTCGACTGCGGGAAGATTCTCTTTCTCTTCTTCACCTTCTGGAAGAGATACAAGCCGATCCCGCCATTCCTGAAGCATATAAAGCTCAAATGCCAAGGGCTTGCGAGATTGCGAAGAAATTTGTTGAGTCCTTGGGGGTGAATCTTCAGACGGAACCTTCTTCAAAGCGGCGCAAGACGTAGTGGGGGACATCAGGCAGCCTCCTTCCCTTTCATATCTTCCGGCAGCACCAACAGCCGCTTGGCCACCCCCATGGCGACCAAGGCCCGCAGCACCCGCCGGTTATTGCTGAGTCCATTGACGGTGCGGCTGGCCAACGGCCGGGACACCCCGGCCAGGATGGCTACGTCGGCCACCGACTTGCCGCGTCGCAACAGCTCCGCCCGGATTTCCAGGCCGTTTCGTGGAATGGCCATCTACAGCTCCTGTTCCAGCCGCCGCTTCTGGCGTTTGAGGTCTTGGATTTCGCGTCCGATCTTGGCGGCTTTGAGGATCTTGAGATCCTCGCCGCCCACCAGCTCGTAGCCCTGGATGCCGGCCGCGACCCGAAGCGGCTCCGAATCGCCGGTCGCCATCATGAAAACATGGAGGGCATTGTGGCTCGGCACGTAGTCCCGTTCGGCCGGGTTGAGCCACTTTTCCAGGACATCCAGGCTGAGTGTCCGGGCGTTCTTGTTCAGACGGAATCCGCCCATCGCGGCGATTTCGTTCATCTTGTCCACGATCTGTTCGCGCGACAGTCCGCACCTTCGTGCCACCCGATTCATGGCCGCCTTGATGAGCGGTTCCGTGTCCGGGATCTGGTTTTCGAAGAGGGAGAACTGTCGCATCCGTTTTTTCCTGCTCCTCGGACATTGACCCGTGGTCAAAGGCCGGGGTAGTTTCGGGCGTAAAGGGCACAGCCCGTAACCATTTAAGGGTCAAGTAATTCCTAAAAAGGGTTTTAGTCAACCCCCTTTGGGAGTCGGAGTTAATTTTTATGCATAAAAATGCAATGCATTGTTTTCGTAACATATTTCCAAGATTGCTCTGTCGGAGTTTGCCGTCGGAGTTTGGGATCTAAACACCGACACCCACAGCAACCTATGACTATTGGCGAAAGAATAAAGAAAGTTCGAGGGGATAGAACGCAGGCTGATTTTTCACACCTGACGACAATTCCGAAGAACACACTTGGGCGCTATGAACGTGGGGAGATAGTCCCTGGCGGCGAGGCGATTACCTTATTATGCAAAAATCTTGACATAGACCCTAATTGGCTACTCTTCGGCGAGGGGGCAATGCGTCGCGAGGAAGCCGCCCCCGCCGCCGCGCCAGCTACGGCCCAGCCACCGGCCGAAGACGATTTCAAGATGACCGACATGGTCACCATGACCGTCGAGGTCTTGGAGTCGGAAACGATCTACCGGACGGCATTAGCGAGTAATATAAGGGCATTCCATCAGGCGGTGCGTAGCGAGCGGACGCTGGCGCAACTGGAAGAGCGGATGGTGGCCCTGGAAGCCAAAGTCGAGGACTTAGTTAATGAAAACGACAAATTAAAGAGGCGGGTTGAGCAGCAAGCGAAGAATTTAGATGGCTACAATGTGTCCGAAAACAATGCCCAGGCCTACGACCAAGTCGCCGAAGATCCCGATTCCTACAATGGCGCGAAGAAAACAGGCTGAATTCTCATTTTAACCTGAAGAAAACCGGCAATTCCGGCAAAATTCTCAAACTGCCTTTGTGCCAGGCTACAGCCTAAAAATGCCCAGCCCACGCGGCTTCCCGGGCATCCCTCCCGCATTACCTTCTTCTCATTCTTTCCTATAAAAACTATTGGCCCGAAAATCATACTGATTTTACTGAATAAATTTATAATATATTGATATTATTGAATATATTTAGTTTGGGTAGCAGAAAAATTCAAATCAGATGGTTGGGAAATTTGTTTCACCGAAACCGGTTGGGTTGGGTGAAGGGATGGGGCTGGACCAAATGCGCAGGGGGCTGCGTTTTTGGTTGGGGTAGCCAGTACAAAAGCGAATTGTTCAAGCATCGCTCACTCGACACATCCTGGTCAAGGTGATAGCAGAAAAACGTTTAAATACATTCCAATAGATTTAAAATGGTATCCTGTGGAAAGCTGCAACTCATAACGAAAGGACTGCCAATGCCACTCCTTGAACTTTGGAAATCTAGCCCAGAGACCATTGCTGCCATGTCTCTTGAGCAAGTTGTTAATATCTCAGGGAATGGCAAACTGGTAGACAATTCAGAGACAAGCAAAGAATTAACAACATATTTGTCTCAAATAGACACTGAAAAGCTTGGTGAATATGTTTCATACTGCTTGTCAAATGCTTTCCCCCAAAGTGGGTATGTCCTCCAAGATATTGTGAACGAACTGGGAAGACGACTTGAGTATGATGTTACGAATGGACTGTATTTTGGTAAGAAAAATTCTATTGGATTTGATGGTATTTGGACGTTACAGGATGGGTCATCGATTGTCGTTGAGGTAAAGACAACTGATGCATATAGAATAAATTTGGATACTATTGATAATTATAGAAATCGTCTTGTTAAGGACGGGCAAATATCTGACAAATCATCTATTTTGATAGTAGTTGGCCGCCAAGATACTGGCGATATTGAGGCACAAATACGAGGCTCCAGGCACGCATGGGTTATACGGATGATAAGTGCTGAGTCGCTTCTAAAAATCGTTAGTCTAAAAGAGGCTTCAGAAGATG